GTCAAAGAGTACGATACACTGTGTATCAGTCGTACTTGTGCCAATGCCGAAGAATTTTTCGTTAGGCACCAACTTAACTCTTTTCTGAAGAAATATCCTTTTCAGGGTTTTTCAACAGATAAAAAAGCTAAAGAGCTTTTCTTGAAAGTAGAGTCACAGTGTGGCATTTACAATCGAGAGAATTATCGGGCTTTGGAAGTGATGAGTACTAGTCATCCTGATTATCTATCTATCATTGAAGATATCAGACGTGACATAGAAACATTACTAGGGAGTATCCCGCCGTTAGATAAAATTAACGGTTTAGCTTCGCACGGACCAGGTAGTACTTTTGATCGGAGGCAGCACACGCATGGAAAAACCACTAATTTTTATAAGTGGTCTATCCTCCCGTATACTGTTACCGAGCAGTGCCTACCATATGCGAAACAGGCTATTTTAGATGATCCCCGTTGGTTAGGGGCTTTAGACGATTGGTATCGTACTATCCATCTAAATAAAGATTATACCTCTCCCTTAGATATCTCAGTTTTTTGGACTAAGATTTTTAAGGTGGTAGAATCTAGCCGGCTTACCACCGTACCCAAGAACGCTCTTATTGATCGTTCTATCTGTATCGAGCCAACTTTAAATGTTTTTTTACAGCTTGGCGTTGACGGTTATATTCGTGGTCGTTTAAAACGATTTTGGAATATTGACCTAAACGATCAATCTGTGAATCAACAGTTAGCCCGACGTGGTTCTTTAGGTGAAAGTTTTTCAACTATCGACCTATCAGCTGCCTCGGATACTGTGACATTACGCATTTGTGAGCTTTTGCTTCCACCTGCGTGGTATGCCCTTCTTCTTGATTTACGTTGTCGATCAACTGAGATCGATAATGTTATTCATCCTTTAGAGAAAATATCCTCTATGGGGAACGGCTATACCTTTGCGCTCGAGTCTTTATTATTCTCTGCTCTTTGTCGCTGTTCTATAAAGCGAACGGGTGGAAGTAACACATACTCGGTCTTTGGCGATGATATCGTCATAGACACTAACTCGACGGATTATCTTTTTGAGCTTTTGACCCTTTGTGGGTTTTCGATTAATATCGAAAAGAGCTTCTTTGATGGATCCTTTCGTGAGTCATGTGGTAAAGATTATTACAGGGGTACTGATGTTCGTCCTGTATTTCTAAAAAGGAAAATCGAAACTGTATGTGATTTATTCTACATACATAATAGCTTTTGGGTCCTTCGTGAGAAGTTACCCTGGGCTTTTGGTTTTGATTTTTCCCAGCTTCTTGACCTAATTAGTTCGACAATACCTCCTTGGTTATCGTCGAAATTCTTCGGTCCGGTTAGCGACAACCTCGATTCTTATCTCTTCTCAAATAGAAGACTGAAAAAGAAGAAAGGCCAGTATGCTGTTGGCTACAAGTTATTACCTATAGCTACAGTGTATCGGAAGAAGTACCGGGACTTTTTCTTCGTAAAACTTATGGCTACACTCAAGTTTCGAGTAATTAGTCATTGGTCTAAACGAAGTAAGGCATCAAGTGGTAGCACGTTTGATATAACTAGACGTGCTGACTTCCGTTATATACGGAAGGAGTTTCGTGTTTACTATTAGTAAACACTGCCACACTCAAGCCTCTTCTACTGAAATGTAGAAAGCTCATCCAGATACTGG